GTCCCGTTGAAGTCAACGTAAGTAATAGTTTCTTTATGCATTTTGAATTTCTCCTTTCAAATAAAAAGCGACGCCAGCCGAACTGAATACGTCGCATAGACTGAATATTTAATTAACCTTCTGTTGTCATCATGGAAATGATTTCATCAGGCATTGGAAGCCTTGGCTCTGTAGATCCAGAACTATCTGTTCCATAAAGAATACCTTCCAGCTTCTGAAGCTTTGTGGCATCTACCTTTGTTGAATCGAATGTCATTGTTGCTGTTGCTTTAAGCTTCTTGCCCTTAACAGCCGCAGTAACTTTAACAGGTGTTGCGCTATATTCCCAAGACATAGCCAATGGCTCTGGACTCTCATTTACAGATGAATTTTGTTTCTCTGATGGAGAAGCAAGACAACCCCATACTAAGTGAAGCTTATAGCCATGGTCATTTGACTCTGTATCGTTTCCGAGAATAGTCTTATATGCAAGACCGAACTTCTTACGGTTCTGCTGACCTGCATATACTCCCGGCGCAACCTCTACAGAACCATCACATTCTGCAAACTCATCCGGAGCCATGTATGCTTCGATAGTTCCTCCAGCTGTTTCAGCAGACATAAGATTGAGATACTCGATGTTATCTGCATAAATCTTATTTGACTCTGCTCCTCCAGGACTGTCTGTAATAGAACTTACACCATTCCAAGCAACACCCTTTGTGTACCCATTTGTCTGAAATGGGTAAAGAGCGACTTCACTGACACCAGTTTCAAATAATCGCTCACCTTCATTATCCCATGTAAGTTTTGACATGTTGATTTCCTCCTAATAATAAATTTCATATACTGTATGATTCAAGTTATCCTTGGTATAGGCTGTATTGAACCTGCACATTGGTAACTCAGATACTTTGTCTACTATGTCGCTATCTGGATTACTGTCTATAACTGTCACCGAATAACGATTTGAAGACAAATAAACCCTGTCATCGGCGTGCCTCTTATCTTTTCCATTAAGGGCATACACAATGGCAGGGTATTTCATACTAACAGATGCTGGCGGCTGAAAATAAGCTCGACATTCTTTTCCTCTCTCTGGGCAATCTAATATGCCGCAAAGAATACTATGCAGTTTAAGTCGTCTGCTCATTGTAAACACCTCCAACTGTCAGAATTAATCGTGGATACTGAACTTCTACGCTCGTAATTTTCCACTTAGCTCCCATAAATACGATATATCGCATATTCTGGAAATTCTCATAAGCAAACGGGTCAGCAATAATACTAAACTCATTTGAAATATTAAGGTTATCATTAAGTGATGTTCCAGTTTCGTGCTGAGCCTTACTCCTATTAACATCACCATAATGATTATGCTCTACAATATGGTCTGTCCATACACCGGGAGCTGTTTCTTCTGATACGGAATAACCAATTGCTCCAAAAAATTTACTCATTTTGAAATTTCCTTTCTAAGATTTATCTTAGCCTGCTAAGTCGCCAGTCTGCTGACCCTTAGTATCTGTGACATCTTCCTCAATAGCAATTGCTGAGTAGACTCTTGTAAGAGCTCCAGAGCAGCGTGTCTCAAGAAGTGATTTCTCCTGGTTGAAGTCGATATCGAACTGAGTGAAGTGTGTGATTTCTCCACCCTTTGTTGCTCCGAGAGAATAATCCTGAAGATTTACGACAAGAGCGATAAGCTTCTTTGTCTTTCCATCTGAAGTCTTTCTTGTCTTGTTAGCGAACTGCTCGGCTGTATTGATGCTGCCAACATTTAACGCTGTAGCAAGCTCAGCCTTAGAAGAGTAGATTCTTCTACCGTTCAAATCTCTTGCAAGAAGCATTACATTTGCCATATGCGGTGTGCAGTATAAGTCTGGTGTACCAGTTCCCTTATAGTTCTCTCTTGCATAGAGTAATGTCTGTACCATTGCTTCAGCGTATACATAGTTATCACCGAAGTTTGCTCCTGTATTTGTTCCCTGAAGCTCAGCCTTCATAGTTGTAATATCGAGATCGGTATGAATTGTGTAAAGGTCGTCATCAAGCCAGATTGGTCTGATATGCTCTGGGAAGATTTTATCATCTGCACCATCATCACGACCGTCACCAATCATAATTGCCTTAGCAAGCTCCTCGTTAAGGTTCATACGATCGATGCTGTACAGATATGCAACATAGTCGAAATCGGTGATATCAACAATATCATCTCTGTTGAGTGCATTCTTTACATAAATTGTCTGAGGGTCTGTTGTTCTTCTTACGAGATTGAAGTTTCCTGCTAACTTCTTCTGCTTTCCTTTCTGGTAGCCATGAGCTTTAAGAGTGTCAATATTTCTGATATCAGCCTGTGTTGTTCTGATTCTTGACATAGGTGACTTATGTACCTTAGAAATAACAGTGCTAATCCAGCCCTGATCATTAGTAATAAGTTCCGGTGCACCAGGTCTTACCTCTGCATATTCTGGGAAAAGCTTAGAAAGATCTCCTGTTGCAACACCACTGCTAGTTGCATCATGCTGAAGTGCATTCTCCTCTGCATACATCTGTAATGCATTCTTAAAAGTACCAACAGTTCTCATCTTTGCTGTCTCAAGGATAGCCACCTGGTCAGCATGAGAAAGTGTGTTATCCTGTGCCTGTACACCATTCTCAAATACGTTATGTTTCATCTCTTCTTTTCCTCCTTCATTATCATCTGAGTTATCATTGTTTTCATTATCTTCCATAATTGTCCCGATAACGGCATATACAGCAGTCTTCTGCTTTTCTGTAAGTGAGTCAAAGACATCTTCTACAGTCTCATCATCTTCGGACTTTTCTTTTTTCTTATTTTCTGAGTCCTTAGTTTTCTCTTCATCATCCTGTTTGTCATCGGAGTGCATAAACACTGTTACACCCTCGTCATAGCAAACAATTATTCCAGAACCATCCTCTCCATGAGCAATTACATCATCAATAAAAGCTCCAGGATTAGCCCCAGCAATTACAAGACTAACTTCTCTGATTAATCCATGAATTACATCAGAACCTTTCTGCATTAACTGATTTGCAAAGATTGACAATGACCTCACATCGCCATGCTGCACCAGTTCTTTTGCAGTTTTACCTTTTTCCGTATCGTTAAATTCACAATACGCATATACACCATCTTCGCGATTTTCAAGATGTGCTAATCCAAGTACATCATCAACATCATGGTTGTGATTCCAAACAAGTGGAACTGTTTCTCCATTCTGTGACTTGAACGCATCTTTCTTAATTACACGACCATCGGTGCAAGTGAGATTATTTCGTGTGGCATAGCCACCAAAATCATACTTCATTTTGAATTTCTCCTCCTATATCTTGATTTTCATCATCAGTCTGAGTTGCGATTCCAGAATCAGATTGTGATATGTTACTATTTCTCAATTCATCCGCCTTAGGGTCATCAGATGGTTTCCATCCAATTACCTGACGCATTTCATTTGATGATGCTACTTCATTTCTCGTAAACTTGTCTGTTATCTCAGCAATTTCACTTATTGGTACAAGTTTGAATGGGTCTCTAAAGAACTTGATTGATTTGTTCTTTGTACGGGCGGTCTTTGTAAGGAACTTGCGTTTCATTTCATCAACAATCGCTGACAAAATTGGTTCTATTGTCCTATTATAGTAATTAAGCATTGTCTTCTCGTCAGCCGTTCCATCTAATATGCTCTGAGTGATACCTAACTGGCTATATAGCATACTCGTCAAATATTCAATCTGCTTCATCAGATTATTCTCAACCGAACGATTTAACTGTGTAACATGCTCCGTTCCATCAATATACGCAATTCCATACTTTGAGCCGGATAACTGTTCTTCTATATCTTTCCTTCGAAGTTCAGCCTGCTTTCTTCTTGCATCTGATTTGATAACATATGGTAGCTGGATAATTAAATCCAATTTTCCGGAACTGCTCTGTTCATCAACAGCATCCAAAAGATTCAACTTTCGAACCAATCTCTGCATTGTAGAATTCGGTTCATTAATAACGGCATAAAGTGGGTTTTCAATAATTGCTACGTTTCTCTTTGGCATAGTAATTGTCTGCCTTACACCTGTCTGTTCGTTATATACCTCCAGCTTTACATGCTGTGGATACCAGTCAATCACTTTTCCTACTCGCATTGACGTTATATCAAATCCGTTAGATATATCTGGGTCAATTGTAGTGTCAACAGGTACTATCGCTACAACACCTTCATCCATCATTGACATAACTACATCCTGTATGAATGCTCTTCCTGTCTGGTCAAGATTTGCCTCTAATGATAAGCAATCATTAAGTCCAGATTTTACAACATTTAAAAACCGCCCTTCATCATCCAACTGAACATGCTGAATGTTAATGGCGGCTACATCTAAAGCTATTCGATTGTAAACAGAGGTCACGATAGAACGCTCATTTCCTCTTGTGAGTCTAAATCTGTCTGGTCGATATGCATATCCTCCACCTATACCATACTGATAATTGGCAGTGGGGGCTCGATTCAGAAATGCATTCCAGGCGTGTTTCAGTCTGGAGCCAACTGTTAATTCCATTTTGAATTTTTCCTCCTTATTCAAACATATCTCGATTGAGCTTATATGCAACATATGCATCCATCATAGCTGCCACTGCATCAATTTTCTGATCATATCTTTTCTTTAACAATTTACGGTTTCCGTTAGTATCCTCTAAAGTAATACAGTTTCCCATCGTAAATGTCACAAGCTCTTCATCGAACAGAAGCATTCTATCTTCTGATAATTTCTTTAATTCTCCAAGTGGAACTGATTCTGTCTTAGCTCCCTGGATTACTTTTTCTACACCAAATACACCATTTTCCTGTACCCAACGTTCTACGAAATCTTTTGCGTTATATGGGTCGTACCCAAAACACCTTACATCGTAACCACTTTCAATAATGTAGTTGTCCAAATCTTCATATACATCCATCATATCCAGAACAGTTCCTTCCATAACAATAAGACTACCTTCTTTAATGAACTCTTCATACTTCAATCTCATTGCAGACTGTAATTTCATTAATGTTCTCTGTGTTATGTAATTTCGTGTCTTTACACCAAATGCACCATTAGATAATGGGAACAAAAATGTAAATGCACAGAAATCATCTCCTTGTGATAGGTCACCACCCAAAGAGCAAGGCAACTGCCAAAAATCTCTTTTTCGATGTGGCAGAGTTTCTTCATATGTGAAGAAATACGTATAACCTTCCATCGGCAGACCAAATCGTTTTGCAAGTATATCATTTCTTGCTGCTGGGGCTTTCTCTGCTCTTTCAACATCAAGCTGATATGTGTCATAGCTGACTGTCTTTCCTAAGTTTGGATTAGCCTTCAACCACATATCTGGATTTGAAACTTCTTCGACAGAATCAAGTTTGTACCACCAGATAGAAACATGAGGGTTAATATATTCACCTTTTAGGATGTCCTGCAATTCCATTTTGATTGTATCGCCAGCTCCGTTACGGACTGTACCTTCAGAGCTAATAGCAACAATCAAATAATCGTCTACCTTTGACGCACCCTGCTCAATAGCACCGATTACGTCTTCTCTGATATCTCCGGATAACCATTCATCAACAGTTGCAACCTTGAGCTGCAATCCCTGTAACTTATCTATCCTCATCGGACGTATTTCCAATAACGAACCGGTAAGAAAATTTTCTATTCCTTTCTTGGTCGATGCCAATTTAACTCTATTGGCTTTTGAACCGCTGGTGTTCATTATTGAGCCATCTGTAAGAAATTTATAGAATGGTCCTCTTGAACGCGTAATAGCTGTACGAATAGGTGATAAGACTTCTTCTGCCTGTTTCATTGTTGGTGCGGTTGTAATCTGGTGTGTTGTCGTGATATCGACATTGAGAAAATAGTTCTGTAAACAAGAACCATACATAGATTTTGCGGCACCTCGTGCTACTATGAGGTACTGCTTGTTAATAAGCCTTTTTCGGATATGCTTTTTAACATAATGTCCGCCATGACCATCTTCAGACGGTTCATAGACACTTCTTTCAACGAAATAATACCAGCCAAAAATTTGTTCAGACCATACTTTAAACGAATCAAGAAGATTCAAATCAGAACCATCGGTAAGCGTTAATTCGTTTTCGCAATATAGGATAAATCCCTCAACTGCTTTGTCATCGTAATAGACTCCAGGGTTTGCAATAAGGTCATCAATACGGTTCATCTCCATAGAGATTTCCTTATTAACTGGTATCTCGCCTCGAATAACGGCATCACGAAACATGCCGTAATACTTCGGGACGGCTGTGTTTGATAATGCCATATTGTGTCTTCCTTTCGATTAGTTAATCATCGTCATCTTTGTCATCAGGTGACACTTTCCAGAATTTTCCAATTTTCTTATTATCATTTGCCTGGAATATTTTTGCACTTTCTTCCTTACCTACTGCTGAATCAAGAGCTTTTTTTGTTTGATTTAAGACAACGCCAGTTACAACTGCTTTCGCAGCTTTCTTAGGTGCCTCTTTGATTGCTTCTTCTGCGCCCTCCTTGGCACCTTTAACAGCATTCTTAACATATTCCTTACCCTTATCGGCTGCTTTCTGACTGAGGTCTTTCATCTTAACCCCTTTAAACTTTGACATTGCCTGCCCAATTTTTTCGGGATTTTTATGAACATAGTATGCTGCGGCTGCAATCGTCGCTGTACTTACTGCCGCTACTGCCATTTTTTTCTTTATACTCGACGAAATGGCTTTCTTTTTTTCGCTATCATCTGATTGCTTTTTTCTTCCAATAGAAGTTAAAGAGCCATCTTTATTCTGGTAACGACGTACTCCCCATTTCATTCCTTTGATTCCATGGTGTTCTAATTTATTATCCATTTTGATTATTAACCTCCATTTTTTACGAAAACAAAAAGAGACTATGTTTCCATAGTCCCTCGTCATGATTGAATATTTACTTTAACACTTTTAATTCATCCAATATGTCTGCTAATCGTTCTCCATTTTTCTTTCTCTTATCAATTTCGACCCATTCAGCGTTAGTTAATTCTCGTCTCAATCTCCAATAATGTCCTAATGATCTGTCATAGCAATACAAATCCTTTAAATTCTGCTCTTTGTGTAAATTCACATGTTTGCTTACAGCCTTAATTCCAGCTGTTGTGCAAGCCAGTAAACCTGGACCAACAAGCAGAACAACTTCTTTGTTATCACTAATCCAATTAGTAACACTATTAATCTTGTTCTGAATTTTTGCTTTTCGCTGACGTTTCTTCTCCTCTTTTTTGAAATCAATAATTTCGACCTTATTCTTATTAAACATAATAAAATCTCCTTTCATGAGTTAAAGTTTATCTTTCTCATAAGAGGGGATGTAATAGTTGCGAATAAGAAAATTGAAAATAAAATGGTTATGAGGAGCATCGAACTCTCATAACGGCGGTAGAATTTAATCTACTACATTCGTGTCACGCCACTTCATTTTCTCTCATAGTAGAATATGTAATTTTTGCGAAGCTTATCTTGACATCTTTAATCATTTGTCATACCATATATTGTGTAGTAGGTTCTAAAAAGCACTGGAGGTAGTATATGATTAATTATTCACAGTTTTATAAATCGTCAAATAAACAAAGTGCCTTAATTCCCGCATATCTGACATATTGCCTAGACTCCCAATCTAATAAGCAACATAAAAAATGTAATAAGTATAATTCTATGCACAACAACTCAAATAACAGCCTACAATGCTTTTCAGAGCCTACCACACCCTGAAATAAATTCTTTCAGTCACTATATTTGTATTACATCATCAAGAATATGAATGAATAATATGTAAGATGTCCGTTCAACTTTCTTTGTATTTTTATTTATTACATAAACCAAATTTGCATATCTATCATCACTTTCAGGAACAACCATATAATAGTTCTTCCAAATATATGCTGATCTGATTTTATTTTTTAATATCTCCGATAGTAGAATAACATCTGTATCATACACTCACACATATTCTGTTCCTTCCAATATACGTTCCATATCGACGCCTCCTTTCATAATCAGAAAACTCAAAGAGCCTCTGTTTATGAGACTCTTTTTCTGAATTCTTCTGGAGTTATTTCTTTGGCTTCATCAAATACTCCTGCTACAAACATATCAATTATTGTGGTCCAATGTCTTTTATTATCACCTTTATTAACAACATCCCAACGATCAGATGAATAATCAGAATCAACACCAACATAATATCGATCTTTATCTTCTAAAACTCTGACAATTTTTTGTTCCAAAAGTTGTTTTAATGACGATTGTTCATAATCGTATATTTTTAATTCTTCGTTTTTTGCCATAAAAATTCTCCTTTCATAAAAGGCAATGTTAATTTGGCTTGTTAAAATTCTAATAGTTCTTTAACACCATCAAAATTAATTTCCGCATTATCAAGTCGTGCTAATGTTAATCCGCCATTCGGATCTATCATTTTCCAATAGTTACTAACTATATTATCGTTTTTATTAGCTTGTCCGTCAAAGAATTTCACGACACCATCTTTTATAGACCAGTTAAATGCATGACCACCGCCTCTTCCATTCGGCGTATATTCTTTTTTCCATTGAATAGAACAGACTCCAGATGCATTTTGACCAAACTTATTAATCAGCATTTCTGCGGCATCCTTTCTCGAGCGACCAAATTTTCCTGCTGAACCTTCAAGAACTTTAGCTCCCTTGAAACAGGCTTCAACTTTGTCGCCTAATTGCTGTGGTTTTCCGCCAGTAGAACCAGCCTTTACATCCAGTCCAGCTTGTCGTAAGAAAGTTGTAATACTACAAAGAGTGCAGTTATTACTGTAGTTCTTATTAGTTCCGGAATGAGAATTAACATTCTTTAAAGTATCCTCTAAAGATTCACCCTTTGCTAACTTCTTGATTCCATTAACTGTCTGAACAGTCTTTGTGGTTGACTTAGAAGTCTTGCTAAATAAGTCATTAACTTTCTGTTTACCAATATCAACTTTACCCGATTTCTTCTTACCTAGTAATTCATTAACTTTGGTTTTGCCAGTTTCTACATACTTATCAAGCTTTCCAGATTTAGCCAATTTATATGTACCATAAGCAGCTAAGGCTGTTGCAGTAGCGGCTATTCCTATCTTGATAGCTTTCTTTTGTTTATCGGATAAGCCATGTTTCTTATTATCATTTTGACTGTTTGAATCAGACTTGTCAAGAGACTTTCTCCAACCGGCTTTCTTTTCAGATGCGGAGTGGTCAGATACTCCAATAGGATAAGGTGGACCGTTCTTTCTACCCCACTTCATACCTAATATTCCATGATGAGCCAGAGTATTATTTGGAAGGCTTTGTGCTGTTAATATCATACTCATTCCTCCTAATGTCTATTAACTTCATCCCATGCATAATCAGCCCATGACCAATCTTCATGTATATCAGATACTTTCTTTGTTCCATTTTTCTTCATATACTGATTAGTATATTTCTTACCATTATCAATATATACTGTTTGTTTTGGTGTATCTTTTAGAGAATTGATAGTAACCGCCATTACAGATGCTGCACTGATAATGCTAGCGACTCTTTTTGCATTATTTTTTATTCTTTGTCTTTTCATCTGAGCACTATCTTTAGCAGATTGTTTTCCACTAGATTTTTTCTTTGACGTATTTGCCCTCCTATGTCCCCACTTCATACCAAGAACACCATAATGCATTAATTCATCATCCATTTTCACCATCACCTCCTATTTTTTTACAAACAAAAAAGAGACTATGTTTCCATAATCTCTTAACATTGAAATTCTTCACTATACTCATTTTCTATCTGTTATCTCACTTGCTATTGTTCCCAAGAATGGGGCTCCAAGACACACTAGTAACATCAGTGCGTTTATCTTTTCATTATGTGCATGTACTTTTATAATATCTATAGCTTCGCCTCCATTGGACATTTTCTTAACCCAACCTTTTTTTCTATAGAATCTATCATTTCTCTGTATCTGCCATCTAAGAAACGCATTTTCTGTTAAACGCTTTCTTGCAACCTCTTCAAAAAACTTATTAAACATAATGTTAATCTCCTTTCATGAGTTAAAGTTTATCTTTCTCATAAGAGGGGATGTAATAGTTGCGAAGGTTTAATCCTCAGTCTCACTTACAGTTCGTAAACGACACTCATATTCATTAATCTGAGCTTTATAACACTCCATAACAGCTGAATTCATAGGTGGGTCAAATAATAATTTTACCTTCAACCACACATAAGATTTCACAAGCTGATACAATCTCATATCTTCAATAAATTCAGACCATTTATTATTCTTATCCTCTATCATAAAGCCATCTGATGGACCGATACCTAACTGAGTTAATATAGTAAATACCGAATTTATGTGCATAATTATGTCTACATCGAAAGCATCATACTCCTCAGTTAAGCCAAGTAACTTCTTCACAGAAGTCAATATACTATCAGAAATATTCTCTGCTGCCATAACACTACTCCTTTTCAGGATTGATAATATTAATAAAATCGGTCATGCAATAACCATCTCCTGTTTCTGTATGAACTGAATAGAAACCATTAATGATGTTATCATTTAAAAGTTCCACGACAGAACCACAAGGAATTATCCCTATTACATCAGCTTCTTTATTTGGTTCTTTTCTAACCCTCAACTGCCCACAGTTTTCAACAGTTCCAAGAATTTTAATCTCTTCATTCTTTGTGTTATCATTTGACGATTCTACTAACTGTTCTGTCTGATTTGCTTTTTTTTCGCTCATAAGTAACCTCCTTCTAATGTCTCCATGGACACATATCATTTTTTCTTCTCTCTACAGGTGCATGTGGTAATAAACTTGAATCACCATAATGTATAGCATTGTGAGTATTCAATACTGTTGATATCAGATACTCGGGATTAAGAAGGTCATCATTTCTATTAATAATGTCTTCTGGTGTAATTGGGTTCATATGATGGATAATAATATTTCCTTGAATTTCATATCCATCACATGCCAAATCGCATCCTTTATCTCTGACAATGATTTCATTTCTAAGCCTTTTCCACTCTTTTGAGTTATAAAAAAATTGATTCAAATATCTGTCAAATCCAAATGTCTCTATTCCAACAGAACCATCTAATTTCAAATATTCAAATCTTTCTTGAAATGTCGGTAAACGGGTAAGCTCAGTATATGTTTTAATCATCCCACTCATACTCGTCACTCTCCATTTGTGAATCCTGTCCGCTGTATCCTCTAAAAGCATCAAGTGCATTCTTGTATAATTCCTCTGCCTGTTCTGAAGATTGAATACTTTTTGTTTTAGCCTCTGTTAGAGCTAACTCTTTTTTTGTCTTCTCTAATTCAAGCTCTGCCTGTTTTGTTCCGAGTTTCAAATAATGGACAATAATTTGCGATGGTGCCTTACCAGACCTCATTAAATCCTCAGCACAATCAGTTGCAAGAGAAATCATTTGTTTCTGCCTTGCCTCTGGTGTAATTGCTGGTCGCATTCGCTGACTGGCAGTATCAGAAGATGAGTCTGGCTTAACTTTCCTCATAGTTACCGCCTCCTTTTAAATAATTTCTGCACACTTTACATAAAGTTTCAGCAAGGTTTTAAAGAGTTTACAGAGACTATTACTACACTCTTGTATATGAAAGGAGACAACCTTTAAAGATAAGCCAGCCACCGCTCAGTAACAATCCTATAAACTCTTTAAAACCCTGCTGATATATCAGAACATTTTTCAAAAATTTCCCTCTGGGGAAAAAATAAAGACCGCCGCGATATGGGTGGGGGTATGTTTTTTAGACACCCCCCTATACCTTTAGACAGTCTGCGTCTCTTTTAGTGTTTTCTTCACTTTCTTGTATATGTTTCTAAAATCATATTTGATGATTTCGTCTATCGCTCTTTCGATCTCTTTGTCATTCTCTTCATCCGATAGCTCATCCGATGTCCTTGCAATGCGACCAAGATACGATGTCGAGTGATAGCCTTTCTCCTCGTCATATAGCATCCATTCGGTGAACTGGTCGAACGGATCATAAGGGTTATCAATTGTAGTCAATGCACACTTAGTTACATCCATTCTCTATGTTCACTCCTTTCCATTCAGATACTTAGATACAGTTGAAGTAGATACCCCTAAAGCTTCTGCTATTTCAGATGTACTGTAGCCAGATGCAGATAGAGCTGAAATTCTACCCTGTTTAGCTGTACTGAGTGATGTTGTGGCACGAGGAGTAGCCTTTTGTCTGACAACATCAATGTTAGTATTGTTTAGTATCTGTGTTAGCTTGTTCTCGCTGATAGCACCAGCCTGTATAGCCTCCCATTCCTTATCAGTTATATCTATAGAAGTTCTCTTAGCTCCTACAGAATTGCGGGCTTTCGATAGAGCCTGCTGACTCGCCTTCTTAATTTCAGCCTTTGTCATATCAGGGTTGTCTCTTTTCTTAGATTGAACCTCTGCATTGGCAATAGTCTGGGCTTGTCTTTCACGAGGGGCGTTCATTAAAGCAACATTTAATTTTCCCATAAGGGAGTCTACTTCAGACTGATAGGTTGCTTTTGCAGAAGCAGAATAGGCAATCTTTCCAGTATTAACCATTTCTCTTCTTGCTTGATTTGCTAAAGACTTCATAGAATTTGCATATTTTGCATACGCTTCTTCTTGTGGGGTGCCGGATGATAATTCTCTTGCATCCTTAACTTCAGCCATCTTTGTACTCTTCTGAGTACGAATTTTTATTTTTCCATCTTTGTCAGTGTATGTCTCTTTAACTTCTTTGTAACTTAGAGAACCATCTTCATTGATAGTAGGGCTTCCTTTTCTCTTTAATACAGAAGTTTCAGATTTTGCTCTTGAGATAAGAGTAGACGCGCCTTCATGATAGTGACCATTTGAATCTGTTGTGCCTTGGTATTTCTTCTTCAAAGTTGCAATGTCGTTATCAATTTCACTCTGCTTATAGTCAAGCTTGTGCTTTTGAGCGTCAATAACAACCATACTATGACGAACAGCTTTTGCTAATTCTGGTTCAGTAGCACCCTTCAAAGTCATATCTGTAATAAGGTTAGAAATCTTACCCATTTCAGTCTGAGTATTTGTCATCCTTTGGTATGTTCTACCATTTCTGGTGTAGTATTCTTTTCCTTTAGAATCTACTTTTACAGGTTTACTAGAATCTGGACCATATGCATCCTTTGTATCAAAATCCTCTAATCCTTTTAAAGAATGTGTAGAAGTAATTTTTACTTTGCTCTTTGAAGAATTACAAGGTATTACCATTACAGTATCACCATCAAAGTCAGCTCCGGACAATCTATCGGCATTCTTTTTATTAATACCAATGGCATCAGCCGGAGTATTACCAAGAACACTCTTTCCTTCAGCTAACTTATTATTTACTTTCAAAATTGGTATCTCGAAAGTTCCTCCATGAGGATAACGAATTAAGGCAACTGTTTCACCATCTTTATAGTTTGGTGCATAAACCTCATTATCTTTAATGGTTGTCAATGGAAGTATTACCTGATATTTCTGTCTTGGTAATGCCGCAGCCTGCAAATGTACAGCAGCTGAATCACAATCATCAGCAAAAGATTTCAATAAAGTTTTCTTTACCGTAGGATTGGTTAATGAACAAATCTCATCAAATTCAGATTGCTTATCTGCCGTTGCTAGACCCAACTGTTTTTTAATAAGAGATAGACTCTGTTTTGATAAGAACTGAGATGGAAGTGTTTTACTCCATTCGCCCCAATCTCCTTCTTCGGCTCTCTTATTGATTAAAGACAAACTCTGTTTCTTTCCAGTTACGGGGTCTGTATACTTTCCTTTTGGGTCATCGTAATAACTTTGACCACCATGTTCCTTTATCAAAGAACCAAAAGGATTATCCGGGTCATTCTTAATATCCTTAAGAACTTCCATTTTAGGAACTGATTTTGATTTATTGGTATTGAAAATAACATCAACTCCATCTGGCATATCATCAGAATAGACAGCCATTCCCTTTAGATATTTCTTTCCATCTACCATTATTCGAACCTGTGCGTAATGCGAATCGCCTAATGATAAATCCTGGACTCCTCTACGAAGTTCTATAACACCATCTTTGTTAATACCGCCATCTTCTTTGTATCTGATAGCAAGTCGATTAGAATCCATACTAGAAGGGTATTCAAAGCCTTTTCTAAAAGATTCACCACCATCATAAGAAATATAGTCTTTTACAGAATGCACATCCTCATAATTATAAATATCCTTATGTTCTGTTCCAGGAGGACAGATTACTTTTATGTTTGTCTGTTTTCCTGGATTAGTAACCTGTGGAACTCCACCTCCATAAATCGGATAACCTTCCATTTCCAAAATATAAAGAGCCTGGTTAAGTTTCTCTTTCGATACTCCAAGTTCTCTTTCAACTCCGGTACCGACATCAATCATACCTTTTTCATCAATAAGTTTTCTAAGAACATCAGCAGTGGCTTTCGCCTGGTTCATTCTGGCTTCTGAATTTTCATTCAATAAAGACCTTACAGATGAGTCATTTGCAAATCCCATCTTGTCAGCGATTTCATTCAAACTGTAACCTTTTTCTCTAAGGTCTTTGGCTGTTGCAACCTGCACTGCTCTTCTTTCATCTTTAGCAAGACTCATTTGTGTTCTAAGCTGAGTTGTTGTAAGCCCCATAGTCTTAGCAATATCTGTTTCACTCATACCAGACTTTTTCAAAGACTGCACACGACTCAGAAAGTCTCCACTATGCTGATAAGGGTTATCTCCAGAACCCCATGGATATCGACCAGACCTTCTGGCAACACCGTAATGCATAAGCATATCATCAGAAATTTGAGATAATACTTTAGCTATTCGATTCATTGATTAACCCTCCTGTTCTTTTATTTTTCTTATAACCTTATCGAAGGTAATGATTTTATCCATAATTGGAACTATATCTTCTGCTGTTGGATTATGATACAGAACTTCATTGTTCTGATAGATTCTTAATTCCATATCAATATCAGCAGGTTTTACTTTATATTCCAAACAAAAAAGAGCGGCATAAATCATAAGCTGCTCCATGTGTGCTGGAATTATGCCTGTCTTCAAATCATGAATTCTAAGTAATCCAGACCTGTATGAAATTGAGTCTGCTGTTCCAAAACAGTTTTCAGAATAAAATAATGTCTGCTCCGGTGTCATCTTGTAACCAATGGCATCATTAACATACATATTCAAAGTTTTTTGTGATTTTGGTAATTTCTGTCCCAAAGAAATACACTGTGCAGCAAATGCATGTAACACGGTACCTTTCTGAGTAGCAAGAAATTTTGAATAAGCATCGGCAACTTTATCTTCGCTGTAATTAATCCAATGATATTTACTAGCTCCTAAAAAAGCGTGCTGTCCCTCAAGATTGGAATGATTGTTGAAGTTCATATAATACCTCCTCATTGTTCTCTGGACAAATAAAACGAGAAAAAGACATCCTGTTCATTTGATTCACATAATATTCTTGATTAGGCTGTTTATTAGCCGACGCGCTTTTTTTACATTCCAAAGAAGCCCACTTATCATTATAAAGAATTAGCAGGTCTGGAATACCTTGAATATAACTCGCATCATTCTTCATAACGATGCATCCAGGAAAAAGTTTCTTAAGCTCTTTAATTAAATTAGCCTGGAATTTGTTTTCTAACATTTTGTAAGCTCCTTTCACAAATATCAAAAGAGAAAGTGAATGCTGTTAAAAATGCATATTTTACCTCTCTCCTCATAAAAGGGAATGTATTTTTCGCGCGCAAAAAAGAGCATAAAAAAAAAGAAGAACCTAAGTAACAAGATTCTTCCTTAAAATTTACCAATCACATCTAAATACATTAGATTTACCAAAGAAGTGTCTTTCAGCTAAGAAATCTTTTAATGTTCCCGTATAGCATATTACATACTGATCAGAATTTGCTATTTCTAATATTTTTTCTATTTTAGCATTTCCGCAATAACTTCCAACCAATGGTAACCACTGCTCGAAATCACTTTGTTCTTTTCTTAATTTTGTACAATACTTCATAATAAATACCTCCATTAATTTAATGATTGTTTCTCATAATACAGCTTGCAAATTTAGCGTAAAAAAAACAGAGATACTTAACAATACCTCTGTCTCATGTATGTAATATACTTTTTAAGCTTCTTTCAAATATACTTCACCATTCTCTTTAACATTAACATAATATTCCCTTGCAGATAAAGTCTCTTGTAATGTTTTCCTAAGAGACTTTCGTATCGCCGACTCTTCTCCGTTATATAAAGAGTCCACTAATTCTCCAACTATTTTTTCATATTGTGACTTATCTTCTTTTTTTAACAGTCGCCCTTTGTAGTCGTTAAGAAACTTTTTCAAAGCACTAAAGCTGCTAAGAATCCTTTTTTCACATTTGTCAATATATGACGTTATTTCTTGCTCTACATATTTGATAAATTCAACATCATAATTTTGAGAGAAATAAGTCTCGAGTACACTACTCATGCCATACAATTGAATAGATAGTTCTAAGCTTTCTTTTATTTGGAATGCATTTGTCACCAATTCGTCTATACTCGATTTGCTATTTATTGTAGAATCTAGGTCACACAAATAAAATTCAATGTCCTTCATAGCAACTTTCTTTGCTTCTTGAAGACTTACTATTGTTGCAGCTCTCTGCTCATTATGTCCCATAATTGAAGAATAATTCTCATACGCATATTTGATAAAACTTACTTCTGATAGCAGTTCTGCTTTTTTATCTCCATATAAAAATTCTAGAATTTTATCCATACTTTGATTTATCATTTGTAATTCAGAATTTATCTGTTTTATAAAATATTGACTGGAGGCTATTGCCATTGCCGAGAACGCCCCTAACATAGCAGCTTCTATATTCATCGGATAAAGAGATGCCGTACCACCAATATGACCAGATGCATCTAACCATGTACCTGATACTCCGCCTTGCTTCAATGACATTAAAGTGTGGTCAATTCCATCTGGGAATCTGAGAATATATGCATTTGTCATTGTGCTACTAGCAACTGCTGTTGGTATATGCTGTAATGCAGCACTAATTTGTTTTTTCTGATTATTAGTCAGAGAAATTTTAGTAAACCCTCTATCAAAATTAATTTCCTGCTTTACTGGTTCTAGCTGAAAATCATTTTGTAATGTCAGCATTTGTATTGTATTATCACTTGATTCGTTCATTTCTGCTCCTCCATATATCCAGAATATCAATATGGAAACGCAAAATAAAAAGTGCGCCCCATTTGAGAGACGCACCGAAAAAGGCATCTCCCATTGTTGCCACACAATCTTGCTTTCCGTCTAAGGGTACAAGTAAAGAGAGAATACACTTTTTACCAAAGTCATTCCCTTAAACGTTTAGCAATATATGATTGTGTGGCTCTTAAATTATACCATAGCTGAAACTAAATTTAAAGTCGCTTCTTAAGCTGGGACTACCTTCTTGGACAAAAACCCAAAAATTTTTGTTAATTATATATATTTATTAAACTTTTTCTTCACATTAAAGTTAAAAAAAAAGTGGGTTTTTGACCAAAGTTGGATATCCAAGAACTCGGAACCCGCATAAATACTGGGTTTGCGGGCATTCGGTCTATGGACAAAAACGTTTTAAAAAGTGGGCAGAAAACCCAAATTTTTGACCAAAGTTGGATATCCACTAAATATTTTTCGCACTTTTGACCATTTTTTTCAGTTCCTGCCCGTTTTTATTTTTTCAAAAGTGGGCAGAAAATGACCGAAAATGATTAAATGGATATCCATGAATTCAGCCAATTTTCATCAATTTACCCAGTATGTCTCAGTAAATTATGCTGCATTCTCAATCCTCTTCTCAGAATTTCAGCCTTTGGCATACCGTATTCAGTCGATAATTCGTCCAAAATAGACTCCTCACCGTCCGACAAACGCAATCTATACTGTTTATTTTTCACTTCTCCGTCGTCTCTAGGCGGTCTTCCACGCTTATTCACCTGCGAATTCACCTCCAAATATTAAAAATTTCTTCTGTGATATGGCATATTTCTGCGGAATATAGGAATATATGTATACTCTGCACGAACGTAAAAGTCCCTATAACAGCGATAATCTGTCACCTTTATAGGCTTTCCAGGCTCGATAACCTTAGATAATCTTCCGAAAAGTTCCCTCATTCGTTCGGCAAATTTCCTCATGGCTTCCTTAACTCTTTCCCACACATCACATAATGTCTGTAAAATATCATCATATTCCATACCGTTACCTCCAAATTTTACCTGTTTTACAGTCTTTTATAGCAATTCTTCCTTCAATATGAAATCCAGCCAACTCACATATAGTAAATATAGTATTTAAAAGCTTGTGAAAACGTTCTTCATCTTCTGGTGATACCTTGGTTTCCACCTGTGCTTTCTCTACATTATTTATTGCACTATACGCAGTTGGGTCCGGATAACCTTCTGGATTTCTGTAACCGAACCCACTAATCATATACATTTACTTCTCCTTAGCCTATTATTTCTTGTCCTTCTTTTCTTTGTCCAACACATTCATGAGGTTCTCAAAATTGATGTTTGAACCTCTTTCAATCATAGCTTTTGCAATTTCGCCAAGCGCCTCCATCTTTGACCCATACTCAAAGCTTTCTAAAATTCTGGTTGTAAGCGTGTATACCAAAATAAACACTACAAATAACAGTATCAAAATAGGTAATAACTCATTAATTGTCATCTTTCATTTCCTCCGCTTCTTTATCGATTAAATCTTTCCATTTACACTTCTCGTTTGTACCATCACCATAAATATCATAACAGTCCTTAACATTACAGCCGATGCACTCGTCAATTTCGCCGCGTTCATTTCTGCTTGGTTCAAAGAATATGTAGTGAACAAAATTCCACCATATAACTAATTCAATGGCGAATGACGGTATCACTACAAATACAATAAGTAGTGCTGCACAAACACCAATAATTTTTGCTAACATTCCACATCCTCCTGTTGAATATTTTTATGATGTAATGAATTTAGGAACTCTCTTACAGCTTCTTCCGAATTATTGTCAATAACAACGGTTGTATTTATAGGCTGTAAACTTTTGGCAATACTTTTCAAACTTGTATCTATAGACTTAAGAGTTTTCAAAATATCATTATCATACTTATCATGTGTCATATCGTTTCCGTCTCCTTTCCGTTATGCCATAATTTCTTATCCGATAAATCCCACTCAAGAGTTGCCCCGCATAATGGACACTTCTCATCAGTCTTCTTAGTTGAGTGCTGCACTTCTCTCCCGCAAACGCAATATCCATAAATTACAGAGCTAACATGAGATTTCCAGTAGTCTTTTACAGTAACTGTCAAAATATCACTCCTTACCCATAAGACTTCCTCTATATTTCATAAAATCATCCAGTTCTTTTTCTGTAGCTTTTCGCTTATATTATTGCTCATATATTTTCTCCTCTTTCACAATTCCACGAAATTCAACCACTTCTTCGGAGAGGCTGACAAAATATCTTTTTCCCTGATATTCCACAATATCTCCGAAGTAGTTGATATCCATTTCTGGTCGTGAAGCATATGCAAGAACATTAATTTTTGTAGTTCGATTCACTATCTTTTCCTTTCTCTATCCATCTTCACATCAATTGCTTTCTGCATATCTTCTGGTGAGATATTAAAAATGGACTCCAGAAGTTTCAAGCAAATATAAGCATCTGCCATCTCTTCTATGAGTCCAATTCTGTCACCATAACCTCTAATTTGTTTGCTAACCTGCTGTGTGAGTTCTGCAAATTCCTCCATAGCAATAGTGCAATTCAATTTCCAAGGCCTCTTATTTATGCTATTTCGTATAGCTCGTCTTCTCTCTTTATCAGAAAGTTCGATATTACTATTTAAACCTTGAATAAATCTAGTTCTGTTCATTCTCCGGCTCCTCTCTGAATTTCTCTTCCATCTCATCTAATTTGCTTGAAGCCTGTAATAGACACAAACAAAATACACTGAGAATAGAGCCAAAACCAAATCCTAAAAGGAAATTAATCATTCTTTTCACCAGCTTTCTTTAATTGCTCCGCAGCCTCTTTTCTTGCATCATATTTGAAAATATCTATCTCTTCAAATTTATTGTCCTTTTCTGCAAAGAATCGGTTAATCTTAACCTTTTCTCCATTTGGAGTAATCACATAAAATACACCAACAGTATCAAAGTCCCCATTTTCTGTATCATATAAGAAATCTTCACAATATACATAAAATGGTTTTGTTGACGGCACATAAGGCATACTAATAGGAAACATCTCGTCCATAATCTTGTCGACTAATCCACTATGATAGGTATCGTTCGGATTATTGATACTAACGCATACAGTTCTTGATACGTCGTTGTAACTAATTGAGCCGTCTGCTTTGACATGCTTAAACAGAGAACTCATTCTCTTACACTGAGTTGATTTCTCTCCATTGTTCTCGAAACTAGCACCAACATCCCAAATATCTTCCGTATCTACAATTGGCGTTAATGGCTTTCCTGTAATTAAGCGGTTAAGAATATTTTTAGTAATTCCAATACTCATACCACTATGTTCATCCTCCATAAGACTGTCAAATGCCTTTAATGCACTTCTGTAGCAAGCACAGCCATACTCAGAAAATCCGTCGCCATCATCACCAGATTTCTCACGTTCACAAGCCAACTCCACCTCATTTTCAGCCCATAAATCCATCGAGGTCTTTTCTCTACAAGAATATAAAGATACATTCCTGTCATCGATATAAACATTCGCGAATATCTTTCTTGCATCTCCACCAAACTCTGTAATAATTTCCGGAAGATTCTCGTTAACAGCGTCAAAGACAAGCCCTTTCTCTGAGCACCAGTCAACAGCCGCCTTTGTCTGCTCCTCGTTTCTACAAGTCCAAAGAATAACCTTATCCCCATTTAACTGGCAATTCATAAGAAAATCAATAAGTTTCGTATTTGGCTCGCCGATCTCAGGGTATTTGTTCTCACATAAAGTTCCATCAAAATCTACTGCAATAATATTATTTTCCATTGTATTCGTCTCCTTTAAATAAAAATAACCCACAAGCCTATAAAGACTCATGGGTTTCGTAAATATAAATTAATATTCTAAATCAGTTATGTCATCCCAAATATCTTCAAGGGATTTCCCATCAAAGAATTTTGTTTCCATAACCTCTTCAATTGAATGAGCAGTCATGCTTTTATCGCCATACCACATATCAAATTTGTCAAGTGACAATGGATCTACTCCGCAAGAATATCCATTGTATTCAAACATAATATGACTTGTTAAGCCACCAAGATATTCTTTAATATTAAAATCTGTCATAAAATATCACCTATTCCATTATTTCAATATCTTTTATTTCATTTTCATTAAAGCTAACGCTTTCGCCTAATTTTTGAGGGCAATTGTCAATATCTATGGCAGCAACGCCCTCTGGCTCATTATCATCTGGGAAAATATAATCACTTACAATACCAGTAAACACTTCACCGTCCGTGCAAGTTATTTTCACGTTCTTTCCCTCAAGACTTTGATTGAGTTTCATTTATTCGTTCTCCTTTCTTCGTGCTGGATAAATATGTGTGCCAGTATTAGAATATATTATCATTCCAACATTTGATGGTGTTTCCACACCTTGCTCGTCCACATATATACCAATATCCTCATCGGCAAATATTCTTTCTCGATGATTCCACTTTCCATTACGGTCAAGTTTTGATTCTCCAGTTCCGCTATATTTATCAACTAATTTCTGTGCATACTCTATATCGCCATTTAAGTAACTTCTTCCAGGTGTATGCTGCGTTTTGTTATGACGATTCTGCTTGTCTTTGTTTATTGTTTTTATTACTTCGCCAGAATTAATTGCATCTTCTACTATTTTACCATGTTTCTGTACAGCTGCAACACGTCCGTTATATTTTATAGGATATGGCGGACCATTTCTAACACCCCACTTCATTCCTTTTACACCACTATGCTCAACTTCAAAACTATCAAGTCTGTTCCTTATCTTATCAAGAATATCCTCAACAGTTTTTCTAGTTCTAGGCGCAAGTTTCATGAATTTAGAATGTTCGGCATACCAGTTAAATATCTCATACAGATTTCCGTTAGCCCAACTAAAAGCCCACCAGTCACAAATCATCTCCACAATATAATCGTATGGCATTTCAAGAATAGTCTCTAATTCTCCATTTTCCATATCGTCATGAATAAGTATCCAATACTGCCAGTGATGTGGGTTTCTATGAATATGTATCAGCCATGCTTTTTCATAATCCTGGACGACTTTATAAGACCTGTTATTTCCATAGAAATATTCATCGTATGCATTATACTCGTCTTCTTCATCCTTCGACTTATCGTGAGCAAACTCAATCTGCCAGGCTGCATCTGAAATATTATTCGTAACATCTGGTAAATTTTCACATAGCCAGTAAAATCCTCTTTTAACATTAGCCCTGTGATTTGCTAAATATTGGTCATACTGGAAACTCATTTCTTCACCGCCTTTTTCGTGATTAACTTTACAAACAGTTCCTTGGCTTCTGGACCATCGATCGCATTAACAATATCAACAGATTTATTCGGCAACTGTCTTCCAACACACAGTACACCTTTATTGGTCTTATCATCATAATCAATACTTACTAAAACTGTATCTCTCATTGAGTATCCTCCTTTCGGTACTTACTATAGTTAAAACAAGTTAAACACCTCGGGCATGATGAGCCTATACGCAGCACACCTTCATTTTTCCTACTGCATTCGTCATAAAAAATACTTGAATCATACATTTTATCTGGTGTTGTTATAGCTACATGTGTATATCCTTCTTGTTTTCGTTTTTCTAAATATGCAATTACCTTTTCTATTTCTGTACCTTTATTCATTCTTCTCCTTCCAATTTACAGGTCTTTCTGATTGAGTATTGCAGCCATGATCTAAACACTCACAACAAGGGTCACATTTCTCGTCCAAGTCTTTATGCTCACAGGTCTTGCAATATTTTTCAAAATCAACTTCAAAATATAAATTCTCCATAAAGCGCCTATCCTTTATATGGTATCTGTTCTACATCTCCGCCAGGAGTAGTGACTGATTGCATAAGCTGTCCGGTTGCTTCGTCGAAATATATATTGTCCATAGCGTTGTTCCATTCATCAAACTGCTCGGAAATATCAAACCCTTTTGTTCGTCTGAGATTGATAAGTTCATCGTGAACAACCCTTCTCCAAGCTCTGGCAATTTCTTTTCTACTCTGTGAAAGAATACTATACAATCCGTGCTCATTTACAAAACTTACAGATCTTCTCTGACCTGCAACTACCATTGGTAGGTTCAGCTTTTCATCAGCCTCACACATATCAAGCATTCGCCACGTATTTCCGTAACTATACTCGATAATATTTGCTATATCTGCTGCCTTGAACAATGGTTCATCCAAATCACCATATACATCAAGAACACTACTACCTAATCGTATCTGTCCTACTACCTTTACTGAATTGTTTACCATTTTACGTATCTCCTTTCATTAAACGTCTTTTTCTCTTTTAATGCTCTGGCTATGGCTGTATCAATTCCAGAGCGAGATTTCAAGTGATAATAATATAAGTCTTTAAATGGTGTATTCATTCTGTCAATCCTTCCTGCTGATTGAGCCATTATTTTGTAAGAATAATTTTGTGAGAAGAATATAATTGTATCCGTTGTAATGCAGTTCCATCCCTCTGCTCCAGCATTGTATTGAACAAGATAAGCCCATTTATCACTTGTCGGAACTGGTTGATGCTTATGACCGTTCCATTCTGCAACTTCATATTCTGTTAGAATATTTTTCAATAGCTCCAACTCATAATCAAAGTTGTAAAATATAATAGCTTTCGAATGCTTCTCCATAACCTCAAGCAACGCCACTTGTCTTGATTCATCCATATTTACAAGCTTCCGCCATACATAGCAAAGACCTGCTGCATTCTGGAGGGGTTCATTTTTATATGGGTCCCATCGATTTTTAGTTACTTCCTTATATTTAATGGAGTCATATCCAACATAAATATCTTCGTGGTGAGATACCGTTTCTCGTTTGAAATCCATATTAACAAGAATTTTATTCCGAAGCCTGGTTAAACGTTCTGTATTAAGATACCTGTCAATCTTCGGAAACTTGCTAAATCTGCTATAAACAATATGTTCTCTTGTAAATTCACTTCGATTTTTATAGAATCCATTCGCAACAAAAACCGGTATATAATCTTGCCAAGTGTCCCCGGGTGTAGCAGATAACAAAATCCACTCGTTACTTTTCGCAATCTTCAAGAATGCCTTTACCCATGTTCCGCTTCCAACGACTCTTTGTTCATCAAATATAAAGAAAGCGTCTTTTACATCTGAATACTTCTTCACATTATTCCATGAATCCACAATCACTTTGTTAGAATATAAATTCACATCATCATGTGTAGACAATAAAAATGGTGCTAATTCCCCATCCCATTCACAAGTATCACGCTTTCTGGCGGTCGTTATAATGTACAAATCTTTAGGTGGGTCATCCATTGGTTCATAAATATCAGTCCCAATAATTCCACCATTTCGCACATAGTAATAAGCTATTGAAGTTAAGGATTTTCCACTTCCAACACCACCACATAAAATGCAACCTGTTTTCATCCTTTTTATTGCATCTAATTGATAGTTTCTTAATGTAACACCTGCCATTTATTTACCCTCAATGACAAAACCATCCTCAACTTCAACTTCGTATCCAGCACCTATGAGATTTGCTTTAGGTCCGCACAGAAGCAATTTTGTACCGATTTCTTCATCTGATAATTTCTGATATTCAGAATAATATCGTATTATGGAATCCTGCACAGGTTTCGTTACACAAATCTTTGTGCAATCAAATGTGCTCTTTTCTGTAACTTCTATATTGCATATCTCGGCTACATAACCATAAAAAGCTACCAGTCCCTGCTCGCACTTTTTCTGAGAAATTGAATATTTCTTTTTCATATGGCGTCATCCTTTCTTTGTTATTAAAATCTTCTAATCACCCAAATATTCGAAAAGTACATAGGTGTATACCAGTATTTGCTCTTATCGTCATCCGTGGTCATCGGATCTGTTATAGAATTTCCAACTTTTATATAACCAGCTACACCAAGTAAAGAAATTTGTATATAGCACATAAGAGCAACTGTTTCATCAATATCCTGTCCGACAACTAGTAAATGTCTTTGAAAGTTCATCGATGGCATTGCTTTTTCCATCTTTCTTTTAATAGTATTAATAGCAGCTATAAGGGTTGCTCCTGCTCCACAGCATTCATCGGCAAGAGAAATATAACCTTGCTTTTCCAACTTATCTTGAAGATTATTATCTAAATCGCTAGTAACAACATCTGCCATCAACTGACAAACTGAATATGGTGTGAAGAACTGACCGGCTGAATTGTTACCAAGTCCTAAATCCATAAACATTTTCCCTAAGAAATCCTGTTCTGGATTAGCATCCAAAGCCATCGTTGTATATGCAGCCAGTTTAGGAAATATCATCTGTTCGTCCTTACTGTATTTATGAATGATACTCAAATATCTTTCCTCTCTGTCTTTATAATGAAATTTATCAAGAGGATTTGATATTGCACAAGCAAACATGATCACAAAATCTCTCCAAACATCAAATTGTCTATGAGTTCTTGTCAGTTTATTAAACTCATTCAGAAAGTCTTTTGAATATGTCCAAACCGGCATTTTTTCTGTTTTTATTTCTACTTTTTGTTTTGGTTCAACCGTTTTCTTCTTATCAATGTTCGACAAATCAATTGTCGGTTCCCATTGTTCCCATTTCTTTGTGACTTTCTTAACCGGTGGCTTCGGTTTTTTTCTTAAAGAACATATGCGTCTCCTTTCAAAATATAATCACCATCTAAAAGTCTCAGATGAAATATCATCTCCTGAATAATTAAAATAATCACCATCAGCAATATTAGATAGTGCCTGCAAATCATCAATATTATTACTTTTTTCTACAAGCTGTCGTGAAATGTACATTACAGCCTTTTCTAATTTCTGTAATGCACTGATTGCATTGCTGATTTCTTCTTTTACTATTCGGTCTTCAATCTTGTCAGTTTCGCCCATGATTATCTCCTTTCAAAATATAAATGGGTGCCAACCATAATTAGCTGACACCCGCAGATTTTAATGGAATGGAACCTCGTCCTCTACCGGAGCTTCTTCTCTTGCATATTTTTCAGCAAACTCATCCTCTTCGATAGTTACATACATCGTCTTAACATATGCCTTAATTCCAGTCTTTCCATTTACTTCCCAGGAATATGGTCTAATTACCAAATCAACATTACTGATTTCAGCGAAATCTAATGTGCTGATAGAATCCTCATCTAATTCAGTAGTTGTTCTTCTAGTAACCATATAAATCTTTGGTGGAATGTTCTTGTAACTTACAGCGACCTGAATATAATGCTTTGGCTCATCTCCCTCATCTCTAGGCTCAAGAATTCTTACATTCCATCCATCATTTGATAACTGCTCAACATCCATGTCATCTTCGATAAGTACGCAGAAGTTTCTGTCTCCAGCACGATTGTACTTAGACTCTTCCCCTCTGAAGTTTCTAAACATAATGTGAGCCCCTTCAATTTTAATGTTTCCTACTGCTTTATTAGCCATGATAAAAATCTCCTTTAATTGTTATTTAGTTTCTACAGGTGGATTCATCACCTGACTTGAAATCACTTCTGAAATATCATAATTTTTTTCACAATCCATATGATATGCGTCATCATTGAAGTGCGGACAGTCAAAGCAAGTTGCGTATTTAGCATCTCCGCAAGGCATAAGCTTTGGTGTATTCTGCTTCTTCTCCGTTATAAATGGGTCATCCGACACAAACATTTCAAAATCACCATATTGAGAAATAGTATCTACTGCCTCATTCACAAGTTTGTCATAGTAAGACCTGTCAATGTCATCAACTTTATCAAGTTCTCTGACCATCTCAGATTCCAGCCATCTATATCCCTTTGTACCTGTTGCGGCATAATATTTACCGTCTTTCTCACGCATAAGTAATCCACCACCGCATCCGTCTTTAATCGGACAGAACTGTCCAACTTTTCCGATAAATCGATAATTGTGTCCCTCTGCAATAAGCGGATTTAATTTCTGGCAGGTGCTTTCAAATGTTGTATCTGATAGCAGCCCTTTCTTGAAATCGCTTTCAGCTTTACTAAATTCTTTTTCATATTGAGACACATCCGGTAAGTCCTCATTTAAGTCCAAATATAAAGAACCGCTTACAGACTTCGTTTCACACATATCCTCGAATTTAATATCCTCTTTACTAAAGAGACACTTAAATACATAAGGAATCTGAAACTGAGTTCCTGTAGCGGTCCATGTTCCTGGTTTTTCCGGATCATCGTCAGCCAATTTTGCAACATATACAGCATTGTTGACCAAGCAAATCCTGTCAAATATATGCTCTACCTCGAAATCATATCCGTGACGTTTGCCATACTTACAAATGAAATCAAGAATATAATCATCCGGATTTTCAATCTTAATAGAGTCCGTCTTAATGTGAATTACTTTGTATCCCTGTGTTTCAACTTCATGTCTAAGGTCAATCATAAACAAAGCTCCTCGCTTTGCTACAATATTATCCTTATTCCTTGAGTCTCTGAAGGCATTCATAAATCCTGCGGCTGTTAATCCGTACACAGAATTAATCGCAATCTTCAATGCTTGAGCCAGTGCCTTTGCCTTACCTGTATCATCAAGATATTTGGCTAATGCACCTTCAAACATATCTCGTACCATATCGAAATCACCATGCTTAATATAGATACGAATGTCCAAAATATCTTTGAACCTCTTTGTGAAATCTGGTCCAAATAAGCACTCTGATATAGCTGAGTTAGGATGCATCGAACCAACATCTTCTGTTTCTGAACGTCCGTACATTCCAGGAGCCGCCCATACTTCTCCGCCTTCTCCAACTTCCTCACCTCTGTAAAGGGATTTTCCGTTCTCGAATCTATAGTCTGGGAAATATGGTAATAAACTATCACCTTTGGGTCCGTGGAATGGCTCAGCCATCATCTCCGGTTTTGCCTCTTTTAAGAATGCTAACACATCATCTGGTAATTCCGTAACCGGCTCAGACAAATCTCTATACATAAATTCACTCTGAGGATTACGGTTCTTTCCAAATATAAATTTTGTAGTCAAACTATTGGTAGTATCATTTACTGAACCATTAGCTAACTCTGCCAAAATCTCTCTGGCAACGAAATCACCAAGATTTGCTTTGTATGTAGCCTCTGTGGCGATAACATCATCATCACAATATTCAGCTACTTTTGTCCAAAGTTCTTCTGGAACAGGCTGGTCCCAAGGAAGTCCAAGCTCGTGATGCTTTATCTTTTTACATAATGCTCTGACTTCATCGTCCATCTTCGAATGCGGATCATTAGCCATGTTACTCAGCTCAATTTCCCACTTCTTAAGAGATTGCTTCTTTGAACAGAAATCATATACATCTGTGAATGAAATATTGTAGGCTTCTCCGAAGAAACAATTTGGACTGTTATTAATAATCTTTTGTGATAAGTTAAACAGTTGTTCGTTTGTATATCCCATCAATCTGGCGTACATAATATGATTATCATATCGTCGACAGTTAAATCCGACCAATCTAAGCTGTATTAATTCCTCAATTTCGCTTGGGGTCGGATTAATCATTCTAACAACAGGCTTTCCCTCGCCCTCGATTTTCCAGTTGACCAGAAACAGGTTCGGAAATACCTCAATATCATAGAATACAAGCTTTGCATCATCATTCTTTACAGCATTTGAATTTTCTTCCGATTTAAACTGCATCTTGTTGACGAGCTTAATACAATACTCTGCCTGATGAGAGCTGTTCGCTGCAAATGCTAATACCGCATTTCGCATATCTGTTACATCATATTTGAGTTCACTACTATGAGCATCCTCCAATATTTTGTATATGAAATCGATACTTGGCTTAGTTCCTGGGTGGATTTCCTTATTGAGATTTCTCTTTATAAGTGTCCTAAGTCCTTTCTCGCTTTTTATGGCATCAAAATTTACCATTTTGTCTTCTCCTTTCATTGGTAACCCAGAGGATATAGTAGCTATTGGTAAATCGTTGCATTTCGTTAGTTTTCTTCTTAACGAACTTTTACCTGTAAATACCTTTACCTCTATATGGTCATCGTAGATTCTGCTTAGCTGAGAAGGGTCTCCAGAATATAAATAATGGAGATGTATCCCTTGACCACTTTTACTCAACTCTGCATAAGTCGGTGGCAACTTACTGGCGGCTTCCAAATTCTTTTCGAAAGATTTATTTCCCGTTTCATCTGGAATATCAAAATCTACAACAATGTGATTTTCTGGAACTTTCACATAATGAATTTGTGAGGTATCCAGAGCAGATAATTTTGTTTTTACTTTTTCCCATTTCTGCTGTGGGGTTTCATTTTGCGAAGCATATTGTGCTAGACAATCCGCACATACAGAATCAAATATTGACTCCTGTTCTTTGAACTCTATCTGATAAGTTTTTGGTGTCTCTTTTTTCTTTGTTTGAGTATCACTTTCAAACTTATCTGTTCTGAATCCTATGTAATAGCTTCGTACTCTTGAACCATCATCAAAATTAAATCTCTCTTGGAAATCCTTGAAATAGTTTTTCAATTCTTCCTGGAATGCTCTTCTCGATAACGGATAACCAACTTTCGCTTCATCGCAGTAATTCTTATACATTTCCCATGCTGCCTTAAGTGTTGTTCCATCTTCTTTTTTAAACACATAATAAGAATCAGCTATAAAGTTATAGAAATCGTTAGATGCACCAAGCATTGAAATTGGAATATAATCATCGTATCTGCCAGGATTATCCAAATATATTTTCTGGCAATGATAAGCAATAGCTCCAAGTTCAAAGCCGACCTGTTTCACAATTGTTTTGTATTCCTTTGGATTAAGTTTATTTCCAGATGGAGATACATCAATCAGTCGTCTTATAAGACCAGATTTGGCATCTGTAATACGTACAGGTTTATTAGTTCCCATAAATAAGAAACATTTGAAACGGTTCGCATATGTTGATTTGAATTTCTCATTTACAGTCATTAACTCATGCGAGACCAAACTGTTAAGCCTTGTATTATCCTCAATCCTTGACAAGTCTCCATCGTGCTGAATAGCCACCAGTGGATTACTTTTAAACGCCTCTAACGCAAAAGAGTTACTACTAGACCCCAATGCTTTCGCATCAAAGACTGAGTAGTAACCCTCAAATAACTGCTGAATAATATTTAAAATCGTTGATTTACCCGTACCAGCTGCTCCGTATAGTACAAGAAATTTCTGTAATTTCTGCGACTCACCACATACTATGGAACCGATAGCCCACTCTATCTTCATTCGTTCTTCCGGAGAATATAAAGTGCTAATCAGTTTTTCGTATGCTGTTAAATCCCCCTCTTCAAGAGGATAATTAAGTCGCTTGCTTGCATAATCTTTTTTCGTCGTTTCCGTATTGGAAAATATAAGTTTATCATCAAGCGTATGAAAACTGTCTCGTAATTGCTTCTGACAGTATTTATGCCAAGAGTCAATCATTCCGCTCTCAGCGTCCCACATATGCAGGACTTTAATATCTGAGTTAAAGCGTTGGCGATTCTCCTCAGCATATCTATCCAGTTCGCGGTCTATAAGTTGTAAAGCATCCTGTTCGTCAGTAGACCATAAACCACGTTCTTCTATCCAGATAGCGTAAAAATCACCACCTCGAATCATAAGATCTGTGCTTTTTTTTATAAGGAACTTTGGATAGATTTCTATTGTTCCGCGCTTTGTACTACGCGTTGAAACCACCATAAAATCCAACATCACATTTTTATACTCCTTCCGATTCGTTCAACTCATCAATTTCTTTTCGCAAAGCTGCAATTTCCTGCTGCATCTTTTTACTATCAGCACGCATCGCAAGTAAATTTAAGGTTGTAACGACACTAAATAATGTTACAGCCTTATTAAATTTGTTCTGATGCACCAGTGCTTTGTAAATGCGTATAAGATGCTTATCTGTAGCATCCATATTTCTAAAAATATAACTTACTAAATCGTTCATAATAAGTAATCTCCTTTCAAATCAAGTAATACTGTCAAGATACCAACATGCCTGATACCAAATTTCCACTTTTCTCAAGTCATAGTGACAGTTTTCAAGTGTAAATAATCCGCCTTGCCCGTTTGGCTCATACTGCCTCTCTAAAAATCTTGTTACAATATCTTCAACACGATTCTCATTAAATTTTCTGTCATCCATAGAGCCCAGCCCAAGATTAGTAATCATATTCCAGAACCATTGTCCTGTTCTGTCGCCAATCTCTGGGTCGTCCATAATATGTTCCTCTAAACGAATTGAAAGTGCTATTAGCATCTCCAATACGCTACATGGACTATCATCCAGATAATTCGCTATAACAGAGCAGTCATATCCGTTCTCGTATCCAAATCGATAACGTAGTTCAATACCGTCCTCAAATCGATTGCTGTCCATAGTAAGCTGATATGTGAAATCCATATTGTGGAGAAAATTTAATAGCTTTCTATATGATAATTTCTTCGGATATTTTGTATCACATACCAGACCATACATCCAATCGAAATAATCAAATTTTAATTCGTCTCTGGTCATTACATCTCCGTTCTATGTGGATGAGTTTCAAAAATTTCCTGATAGTTTCTCTGGTCTAACAGAATTTCATAATCGCATTTCTTAGCATCGTTTCTCACATAAACGGAGTCATCCTCATACTCTCCGAAATGCTCAAGTGAATCTTCCCCAACAGTTTCTTCAATATCATCCACAATTTCATTCATATCATCTAGTAACACTCCGTCAGCCGTATATGTAAGACTTATTTTTTCGTAATCATCAAACTCTCCAAAATCTGACGGCTGTATAACATATGGTCTGTCAACAGCAATTTCCTGCTTCTGTTTTTTATTTTGCATATCGCTATAGTTCACATAGCCTTCTCTCTGTAATATTGCTGCACATTCAGCAATACTCGGTTTATCTACAGTTCTACTGTCAGCAGTTTTTTCAACAATAGGCTCTACTGATTCTTCTTTTTTATCCTCATCAAATACTCTTCTTGAATTGAAGTCTTCCTCTGCAAGCTTCTCGTACTTATCTTTAAAATACGAATATGTCCCAGCCACACCAATTCCAACGCCAACTACAGAACCAATAATAAATGCTACTTTACTATTCATTATTATCCTCCTCTGTCTTGATAGTCATAACGGTTAATGCTAAACCGCCAAAAAGTAAAGAGGCACTCAACAGAATGCCTCCTGTAATATGTCTTTTTCGATGGGTATCAAGAATATAATCCATCATTGATATGAAGTTACCGATTTCTTCCATAATTAGTGGTCCTTTCCACCGAATAAAACAGCCAGACCACTCCAAAAGCAAATTCCTGCAACTGCTGATAATGTTAATCCTACTACATGCATAACAATTCTCCTTTCTATTCTCCACTTGAAAAATAGTGGTTTCCAATCTGAAACATAGGTGTTCCATAGTTTCCATATCTATCAGCTGTAAAGAATATAACATCGTAATTCTTTCGGTTACGAAGCTCTTCGACTACAAGCTGACAAATATAATCGTCAATATAGCATCTGTTGACTCGTCCATTCCACATAGAAGAAAATTGACTTGGCTGATAAACTACTTCATAAACTGTATTAGGAAAAGAAGCAGAATCAACACGATTTAAAATTGTATCAATGACCAATCGTTTGCCTTCTTCGCATTCTCCCTCAGCTTCAGCCATAGTAACAAGAGCTACCAACTCGATATCATCATTTGAAATATCGGTATCAATTTCACAAACAACATCTTGAGGTGCTTGCTCTTGCACTACTACTTCCTCCTTCGGACTAAATGATACTTCTTCAACCACCTCAGTTTTGACAACCTCAATTACTTCTTTACCTGTAATTTCATCGTTTTCACTTGTCGTAATTGGCGATGCTGCTATGCAAAAAGAACTGGCAATTATCAGTAGTATCATCCAAATTATTTTTTTCATATGCAAATTCTCCGTTTAAATCAGATCTAATATATTGCCATCCACATTGAAATCTAATAAAATAGCTGGCTCATATGATCCGTCTTCTGTCTCTCTGTTTGTTTCTAAGATGCCAAAATCTACGAAGTTATCACCAACTTCATTGTTCTTGTTATATACCCAGCCTACAATCTGACCTTCCTTGGTTCTGTCAATTCCAAGCATATCGTATACATCATTTAAGAATACATATCCTCTGGCATGTAAAAGATCATTTGCATACTGCTGCTGTCCTCGTAACATAAGTAAATTATACTGTGTATCTTTCTCATACCCTTTGCAAGTCTCATCAAAGAATCTTGCATATCCACTGTCTGCGTTAGCTACATTGACAGTAGATTTTACTTTCTTCTCTTTACCTGTCTCTGGATCTTTTACAGTTTCCTCGAATTTCTTAGCCTTAATATCATATTTCAGCTCTTTGTCAACCTGCTCTCCAAATCTTTCAACAACTCGATTACGATATTCCTTGAATGACTTGTCGACAGTTGCGTATGCCGCCGCCAGAGCTACATTTCTCTTTCTTAGAATATTATTAGACGCTACAATACTTGTGATTGATAATGCACCTAATGCAATAGCCGGAGCATATAACTTAACAAGCTTAACACCTGTCTGAGCATAAATAATAGTTAAGTCTTTCTTAGCATCTTCCTGTGAATAGTCAGCTTTGATTTCCTCATTTTCAGAGCATTCATGCACAGCATTTACGTCTTTTTTATGCTCTTCTAATACAGTACTTAATTTTGTTGTCGCTTTACAAGCCATTACTGCACTTGCAACTGTTCCAACAACACCAGCTACGATAAGAATTTCTGGGCTATGCTTTTTTACTTTAATAGTTGCTGTATTTACAACGGTTGTTACTTTTGCAATGATTTCATTTTTTTTCATGATTATTTGTTCTCCTCTTCTAAAAGTTTTACATGATCAATGAGATGCTCTAAATACCATCTCGCTTTTTCTAAGTCCTGTATGCCGTTCTTATTTTTCCAACGGCACATATATTTGAGTACATTTCCAGTGTCAGTAGCTTCAATGCCTTTCAAATCAAATGTAAATGCCTCAATAACATCAATTACCTCTAATCCAGTTTCACTCTGATAATGAGCTGGATGTGATACCATGACATCTTTTGACTCGTACATAATCTGCCTCCTAATCTATTGGGTTTGCTCTTGGGAACTTGATAGTATATCCATCCCTAGTATTAACAACTCTTGCATTTCTGATATTATCAGTCCAGCCGTAGTTATTTCCTGTCCACGGACCGTCAATACCAACCAAATCGAAATAATCCGCAACACTTACAATTCTGTAACTTGCAACGATTTCGTCCATAGCAGCTAATACATTTTCCGCTTCAGTTCTGGTGTTAAAGTAAATATCATCGAAATCGCAACCGCCAATAGAACTCTGTGCATTGTAATTTCTTCTGCCGTTCTGTGCTGGGTCTTCGTAATACTTACGATAAGATACTTTACTTGCCGTAGATCTTCTGCCTCCAGAACCCTTAACTCCAAGAACTGCTTTAACGGCATCAAGAATAATATCCTTTACGGCAGGCACAACGATATCCTCAAAAATGTAGCTTTTTACGTTATCTACATCTTCCGGAACAAATATCCCTGCAAGTTTATTAATTCCGCTCTTTTTCTTTGTCTTAACAGAACCGGATACAATTTTTTCTACCTTCTTTTCTGGTAGTTCAGCTTTCGCTCGTTCTCTCGATTTATGTGAGTTGGACTTGTATTCTTCCATCCTTTTCCTCCTAATTGATAACCATTAATTCCCCAGGCAAAGTAATTTTCGATGCTGGCATACGGTTATTATTTTTCTTAAACTGATACGCTAAATTACTCTTTGCTTTCTTTTCAGATGCTGCGTATGTAGACCCCGCCCAATTATTAGCAATACACTTGCCGAATTCCATAACTGGACCATTATAAGCATACTGGTTCATAACAATACCTCCACAATAAAAAATAAGAGAGAAAGCACCTTGTTATAGGTACTCTCCCTCTCTCCTGTCAGAATAATAATTCTTTAATTTTCAGAATCATTCTCATCAACTGTTTCAGTGTTTTCATCTTCAATTGAGTTCTCATTCTCGACAACACGAAACCCTTTACGCGCTTTCATTTCCTTCAGTTTACTAACTGCTGGTGCTACTACGAACTTGTAAGCTAAACCGCCTGCAATCATAGCCACACCGATAGTTGCTACCTTACTGAATCCTCCTTTGGAAGCTGTCTTTACGATTTCCTCTGTTGTGTCCATAACCTCTTCGTTGTTCATGATTTCATTTGTTTCCATAATGTTAATCTCCTTTTAGATTAAAAATTTGTTATTCTTTCCATAATAGTGGCTGTAATTTTTGCGAACCTACATCAAGTTTCTATAGTCATATCTAGGTCCACATCCGTAATCTATTACAAATACAGGTTCATCGTTATCATTAAGCTGTGAACTAAAACGAAGGTCTATATATCCTTCTCTGTCAATATTCCATCCAATATCTTCGCCGATTTTAATAGATGGTAAACCAATCTCGTAATAGAATTCATTAAGAGAAATATACATTTCATCTCGCATTCTTCTATTCAAGTCATTCTCAGCTTTTTTAATCTTGTCAATTTTTGATTTGAAATAGCGTCCGGATAATACATCGTAGCAAAGAGTCTCGCCATCCCCGACAAATATAATTTCGCTTTCTTTTGCCGGATGTGCATCGATTTTCTCTTTTGCAACGGCATCTCTGATAGTCTGCTCTTTTTTTTCTCCAATCGTTTCAACAACTTTGTTCTGATATTCCTTGAGTGATGTTTCAGCTATAGAATATGCCGTAGCCAGTGCGGCGTTTCTTCTAGCATTTACTGAACTTGCTCCAATCAGACAAGCAATAGATAAACCGCCTGTTATAGCTACTGGAATATAACATTTCCATGTAACTTTTATAATTTCAGTCTTGCTGAGATTAGGTTCCTCATATGGTGTATTTGTTTCATTAGCTTTTTTAATCTCAGCATTATCAATTAATCTTAGTGCCTTCGGTGTTGCTCTTACAGCCATCACAGTTGTTGTTACCATTCCAGCAATACCTATTCCGGTCAATATTTCCGGACTGTGTTTTATGGTTGATTTTTTCACTGCATTATATGCCGCTTTAATATTGGGTTTATGCATTTTTTTTTACTTCCTTTCCTATAGATTACACCGCCCACAAGGGGC